GAGATTGGGTGCTAATTGGTAGATATGCAGGAGCTAGGTTTAAACTTGGCGACGATGCAGAATGCCGTATTATAAACGACGACGAAGTTATCGCGACTATTGAAGATCCCGATGATATCGTTAGCGCATAACGTGAGGAGGACTCATGCAAGAACCACAAATGAATGAAGAAGTACAACAAGATCCTATAGAAGATGGAGAGATTGTTGAGTTAGAAGCAGAAGAATCTTCAGAAGATAAAGAAGCAGAAGTTGCTATAGAAAATGTTTCTGAAAAAGAAGAAAAGAAAGTTAAGAAAGAAGACGAATTAGAAGATTATTCTAAAGGCGTTCAAAAAAGAATAGCTACGCTTACTAAAAAAATGAGAGAGCAAGAAAGAGCAGCTAATTCTGCTTACGAATATGCTCAATCATTACAAGCAGAGAATCAAAAATTAAAACAAAGCAGCACAGAGTTAAATAAAAATTATTTAAGTGAAGCTCAAAATAGATTGAACTCTCAAAGAGCGCAAGCTAATGCAGTTTTAAAAAATGCTTATCAAGAACAAGATTGGGACAAGGTAACTAAAGCCCAAGGCATTCTTGACAAGATAACAGTAGAAGAGAGTAAGTTGGCTAATACTAAACCAGTACAGGTAGAGCAATCAACTAACTATCAAAATTACCAAGCTCCATCTCAGGCGCAAGCTCCAGTTCAGCGACCAGCTCAACCAGACCCTGCAGCAGAAGATTGGGCTAGTAAAAATGAGTGGTTTGGCGAAGATGAGACAATGACCCTGGCTGCTTTTAACATTCATCGTAAATTAGTTGAAGAAGAAGGTTTTGACACTTCTGATACTACATATTATGATGAGATAGATAAACGTATCAGAACTGAATTTCCTCACAAATTCTCAACAGGTGATGAAGTCAAGTCTAATAGCAAAATGCAACAGAATGTTGCACCAGCTGGAAGAAGTGATAGTTCTGGGCGCAAACGTCAAGTCAAACTTAGCGCAAGCGAAGTTCAAATGGCAAAACGTTTAAATGTGCCGCTTGGTGAATATGCCAAGTACATTAAAAGGTAAATTATTATGACTGATGAGAATAAAATAGAACAACAAAACAGAACTCCGCGTTCTGCAGAAACTCGAGCTAAAGATACTGCTCGCAAACCTTGGCGTCCCCCATCTATGTTGGATACGCCTCCAGCACCTGAAGGATATACCTACAGGTGGATAAGAGCCGAACTTGTCGGCGAAGAAGATAGAAAAAATGTTATGTCTAGAATGCGTGAGGGTTTTGAACTCGTACGTTCTGAAGAGATAAAGGATTTTGATCTTCCGAGCATGGACGATGGAAGGCACGCTGGAGTAGTAGCCGTGGGTGGTTTGCTGTTGGCGAAGATTCCTAATGAAACACGTGATGAAAGAAACGCCTATTTCAATGATCGTGCAAAACTGCAACAAGATGCAGTTGACAATGACTTAATGAAAGAATCTGACCCTAGTTCTCCGATGTTAAAACCTCAGAGATCTACAAGCGTAACTTTTGGTGGTGGAAACAGAGATTAATCTGATTTCACTTAAATAAAACTTTTTAAAAAAGGTAAATATTATGGCGAATGTAAATGCACCTTTCGGTTTAAAACCTATTGGAAAGTTAGGCTCGGCTGTTAATTCTACAGGAACAACAGAGTACGACATTCTATCAGGTACAACTGGAACTATTTATACAGGCGACCCAGTAAAAATGGTCAACACAGGCGGTATTGCCGTTGCTGCTGCTGGCGATTTATTACTAGGAGTCTTTCAAGGCTGTCACTATACTGATTCAAACGGAGACAGAATTTTCTCTCCTGTTTGGACTACAGCGACAGTAACCAGCGACTGCAAAGCAGCCGTTGTCGACGACCCAGATGCTTTATTTGAAGTTCAATCAGCTGCTACAGGTAGCGTTACTCAAACCGTTGTTGGTTTGAATGGCGATATTGTTTATGCTGCAGGTTCTACAATATCAGGCGTCTCAGGAGTTAAAATTAGTGGCACTACAGCTACTGGTACAGCTCAACTGAGAATCATGGGTATATCAAACGATCCTTCTAACAATGCGTTAGGAACTGGATCTTTATCAACCAATGTTAACTTTATCGTCAGAATTGCCGAGCATTTTAACAGAACAGCTGCGGGAGTATAATAATGGCTATAAATAGAGCGCAATTAGCGAAAGAATTAGAACCAGGATTAAACGCCTTGTTCGGAATGGAATATGCTAGGTATGATAATCAACATACTGAAATATTTGAAACTGAGTCATCAGACAGAGCTTTTGAAGAAGAAGTAATGATCGTGGGATTTGGTAACGCATCAGTAAAAGGCGAAGGTAACGCTGTCGAATATGACAATGCTACTGAAGGCTTTACTGCACGTTATGCTCACGAAACAGTTGCTTTAGCTTTCTCTCTAACTGAAGAAGCGGTTGAAGATAACTTATACGATAGACTTGGCTCAAGATATACAAAAGCTTTAGCTAGATCTATGGCAAACACAAAGCAAATTAAGGCAGCTGCTGTTCTTAATAATGCTTTTAGTAGTAGCTTTACTGGTGGTGATGGTCAAGCTTTAGTATCAAATGCTCATCCTTTGGGTGGCGGTGGTACTGCAAGTAACAGACCAACAGCTTATGCTGACTTGAATGAGACTTCATTAGAAGATGCTCTTATTAATGTTTCAACTTTAGTTGATGACAGAAATTTGACAATTGCTCTACAAGGCAGAAAGCTTATTGTTCCACCAGCATTACAATTTGTTGCTGACAGACTATTACAAACTCCTGGTAGAGTTGGTACTTCTGACAATGACATTAATGCTATTAAAAATATGGGTATGGTACCTGAAGGATATGTTGTTAATAACTATCTAACAGATACTGATGCTTGGTTCCTAAAGACAGATTGTCCTGATGGATTCAAACATTTTGAGAGAAGCCCTATGCAAACATCACTAGAAGGTGATTTCGATACTGGTAACATGCGTTACAAAGCTAGAGAAAGATATTCCTTCGGTTACTCCAACTGGAGAGCTGTGTTCGCATCTCAAGGAGCATAATCTTAATTGATTGTCTAAAGGGAGTTTCGGCTCCCTTTTTTTTTGACTAAAACTAATATACAATCAAAGAACTAGGATTTATTAACTTGTTCTATCGACTGACCTAGCAGACAAGCCGAGACAATAGAACTTATTTCCCAGGAGGAAATTATGGCAAAATCAACATTCTCTGGTCCTATCCAGTCACTAGCAGGATTCATATCAGCAGGTAACGCTAACGTAGTTAGTTTAACTGCAGATACAACACTAAGCGTAAACTCACACGCTGGTAAAATTTTAACTTGTAACGATGCAGATGGTAAGTTTACTTTACCAACTATTGTTGCTACTGCTCCAGGAAGCAATGATGACCCTAACCAAACTAATAATTTAGGTGCTACTTTTACTTTTGTAATTGAAACAGCAGCTACAGACTTAGATATTAAAACTGACGGAACAGATAAGTTCGTAGGTGGAGTGCTTATGGGTAAAAGCGATGCAGCAGGAAAAGCATTTTTCTCAGGTGCAAGCAACGATGTTATAACTTTAAATGGTTCAACTAAAGGCGGAATAGTTGGAACAATCATTAAAGTTACAGCAATAGGTGCAGCCAAGTACGCAGTAGAAGGTATTAACCTTGCTTCTGGTACTGTAGTAACTCCATTTGCTGACGCGTAAGGAGTAATTTATGGCAGACGCAGTAACTTCAACAACAATACAAGATGGTAATAGAATAGCTGTTATACAGCTAACTAATACATCTGATGGTACTGGTGAAAGTGCAGTCACAAAGGTAGATGTTAGTGCTTTAGCTGCTAACACTGCTAATGGTCAAACTTGTACAGGCGTTAAGCTTGGTAGAATTGTTTATTCTACTTTTGGAATGAGCGTAAAACTTTTATGGCACGCTACTACCAATACTATATGTTGGGATCTTAATTCAGACTATACAACAGATGAAGATTTTACAGACTTTGGCGGTATACAAAATACCGCTGCGGCTTCTGGTAAAACAGGAGATATTAAGTTGACCACAACTGGTGCCTCAAGCGGAGATTCTTACGTTATAGTCTTAACTTTAATTAAAGATTACAGCTAAGATGAATGGCTGAATATAAAGGCAAAACAGTAACTTTAAACAGACCCAGGGCTATCCCAAAAGGTAGTCCTGGATATGGTAAGAAACGAAAAGAAGTTTTTGTTAAGAACTGTAGTAGTGAAAGTAGTAGAGTCAAAAGAATTACTTTTG